AGTACAAGCGAGAAGGACACGAATACGCTTATATATTGGTAGGCGCTTTATTAATGGCTAAACAATTAAAATTTAACTAATGAAAAGAAAACTAACACATTCACTTTGCGAGATGCAAAAAGTAAACAAAGACCTTTACGAAGTATTTACTACTGACTTTTGGGATAACGGTACTTATACAATTAAAGACATTTCACACCACGCTACAGAGCAGGAAGCAACAGAACAGAAATTAATTAACAAACATAAAAACTTAAACAAATGAAAGAACTACTAAACATTCAAAGCGAATTAAAAGCACCTAAGAGCCAATACAATAGTTTTGGTAAGTACAAGTATAGAAACTGTGAAGATGTCTTAGAGGCTCTTAAACCACTCTTAAAAAAGAATAAATGTACTTTGTATATATCCGACAATATACTAGAGGTCGGAGGATTGGTATTTGTAGAAGCAATAGCAACTATACAAAACGAGAAAGGACAAGACGTGTCCGTATCTGCTCAGGCAGGAATAAACCCAAATAAGAAAGGAATGGATATAGCGCAGTCTTTCGGTAGCTCCTCCAGTTATGCTAGAAAGTATGCTCTTAACGGTTTGTTTTTAATAGACGATACTAAGGACGCAGATACAGAAGCACCACAACCAACTAAAAGAAAGTTTACAGCTACAGATGCACAAGCTGAAAAGCTAAAAGGTACAGAGGGCAAAGATTTAAAAGCTAAGTACATAATAACAGAGGCACAAATTAAACGATATAACGAATTAAAATAAGAACTATGGAAAAGATATTAAGAAACGAACTGGAAACAGCAGACAAAAGAATAATAGTATTAGAAAGTACAATAGATACTTATAAACGTATTATAGCTGCTTTAGATGAACGAATAGAATTAATGGAAAGAAACCATAAATTTGAATTAGAAAACTTTTATACTAAAAACTCTGAACTATGAACAAGATAGAACTACACATTAAATGGTTAGCTCAGTATTGCGGAGGCACATTAGATTTAGCAGTATTAATTGAGGAAGATGTTTTAGACATTATGCCTAAATTAATGAAGGCTTTAAAAGAACAATCTGACGCAATAGGCTACGATGGTTTTAAAGGCGACCCTAATGATTACCCTGCTATAGTTTGGGTAATGGTGTATAATGGTATTGTTAAACCAACAGTATTAGAATGGATAGATGAGAACTGCCCTATGGCTTGGTTTAGACCTATGTACTTGCCAAAAGAAGAACAAGATAAATTTATTAAAAACTCTGAACTATGAAAATAAGAAGCAGCGCACTAGGTAAGATTATGACAAACCCACGTAAAAAGACAGAGGTATTGTCAGCAACTTGCAAAACCTATATTAAGGAACTTGTAAAAGAGGACTTATTTGGATACAAGTCCACAATAGATAGTAAATACTTGACTAAAGGAATAGACTTAGAAGATACTAGCATAGACCTTTACAACGAGGTACATGGTACTTTATACCTAAAGAATACAGAAAGGCTATCTAATGAGTTTATAACTGGCGAATGTGATATAAACGCAGAGGATAAAATAATAGATATTAAAAGCTCGTGGAGTTTAGAGACGTTTCCTGCATCTCCTGACGATGTAAATAACAAAGATTATGAATGGCAGCTAAGAGGCTATATGATGCTATACAATAAGCCTAAAGCAGAGCTAGCCTACTGCATGGTTTCAACTCCAGACTACTTATTAAAAGACTGGGATAATTGGGAGATACACAAAGTAGATAAACACGACCCATTCTTAAGAGTTACTACAATTAGTTTTGAAAGAGATACGGAAAAGGAAGCGTTAATAGAACAAAGGGTAAAAGACTGTAGAGAGTTTTACAATGAGTACAAAGATTCAATTTTGAATAAACAGTTAATACTAAGCTAATGAGAAAGAAACTAAGAAACTTTAAACCCTATGAATATAAGGTATATAATTCTGAAAATGAATTAGAGAACTATAGCGGAGGCTTTATGACAGAACAGGAAGCAATCGACTGGTATAATATACATGGAGTTTGGCTAGAGAACCACTTTAATAGAAATCTAATACTAATAAAGAACCGAGAATATAAACAAGCATATCTTTGGACTAATGAATAAAATAAAACTAAAAGACCATAACGAAGGAAATATAAGAGAAATTTGTTATACATTATTTCATCGTGGGTTTTCAAATACTGAGATTAATAAAGATTATGGCTTTTGTTTAAAAACTATTCGAGGTTATCGGTATAAGTTAAAATTTAAAATAGACCAAAAAGATGCAACCGAATTACTAAATGCAAGGGATACAAAAACCGATGACAATAAGCCAGTATTTTCAACTAACGAAATGGATTATGGTACAGACTTACCAAAATATAATTGGAATGATTTAAACCAACAGGAAAGAAATCTTATATATTTAGTAAATCACAGAAAGTTAAAGCAATTAAATGAATTAAAATAGTTATATTTGTAACCAATTTAAAATTAATAAATTATGGATTTAGAAATAAAGGGAACTCTAACCAAAATAGGAGAAACAGTAACAGGAACTGGTAAGGATGGCACGCCATGGCAAAAGCTAACCTACTTAGTAGAAACAGACCAAACGTACAACAACTTATATGCTTTTGAAGTATTCTCTCAGGAGAAGGTAGAGCAGTTTAAAAAGTATAACGTAGTAGGTAATAAGGTAAGCGTAAAATTTAATGTTAATACAAATGAGTGGAAAGGCAAATACTACACGACTCTACAGAGTTGGAGATGCACAAAAGACGATGTACAGGCTCCAGAGAAAGAAACTGTACAAGCTGAGACAGAGGATGACTTACCCTTTTAGGAAAGTAATACAATTATTTTTAAGTAATGGATATAAGTTAAAATAAATAAAGTGTCGCAATGCTGTGAAGTATGAAATGACTGTCTCTGTTTTTCGAGAAACATAAGGAGATAGAGTAGCAGATGAAGAGCGTAACCTATTAAGAAACAATCAGTGCTTTTATTAAATTTAGCTCTTAACATTATGGATAGTATTCTCTTGATTGTTGTGAGAATATCTTTATTTATTTAAAATAAAATAGCTTATATTTGTACAACTAAATAAAAATATTACAATAGGTATATAGTGGTTAAATGCAGAAGTAACTACTATTCATATAATACTAATATCTAAGGCTTATAGGGGAGTTGCTGCATCAACAAACCTATAGGTCTTTTTTTATGCAGAAAAAAATGAGTAACGGATGGATTAAAATACACAGACAGATTCTAGAATGGGAGTGGTACGACGAACCAAATACACTAAGGTTATTTCTACACTTGCTTTTAAAAGCTAACCATAAGACTAGAAGCTACAGAGGAGTAGAAATTAAAGAAGGTCAGGTAATGACTGGATACGATAAACTAGCAAAAGAGCTAAGTCTTAGCACACAAAAAATAAGGACAGCAATAAACAAGCTAAAATTAACAAACGAAATAACAAGCGTTTCAACCTCGCAAGGCACTATAATACAAATAGTTAAGTACAAAGAATACCAAGTAGTAACAAGCAAATTAACAGACGAGCAACAAACGGATAACAAACGAATAACAACTAACAAGAATGTAAAGAAAGAAAAGAAGTTAGTGTATCGCAGTTTTAAACACTTAAGTATAACTGTTGAGGATGTAAGAAAACTAGACAAGGAATACACAAAAAAACAAATAGATTATATTCTAGACGCTATAGAAAACTACGCTAAGAATAAAAGTTATACATCTTTATATCTTACTGCTAAGAAATGGCTCGCTAAAGAATACCCAAAGCAAAAAGAAAAAATAGTTATACACCCTAAAGACTACCTAGCATGATTTTAGAAAACAATTCAGGTAAACAATATTTAGATTCTATTAGGGATGGAAGTTTTAAACTAGGTTTAGAAATAGGCTGCCCCCTGGATTCACATCTGCGCTACAAGCAAGGTACATTCAATGTAATGGCAGGACACGCCAACGTAGGAAAGACTAAATTTATACTGTATTATTATCTTTGTTTAGCTGTAAAGCATGGTAAAAAGTTTTTAATATTTAGCGCAGAGAATAGCACAGGAGGAATAAAAAGAGATTTAATTCAACTCCATGCAGGTAAACAACTAAAAGAACTTGACGAGCAGCAGTATGAATACCACTTTAACTGGGTAGGTGAACACTTTAAATTTATAGACTTTGAACAGTTCTACAGAATCAATAAAAGGTTTATGAACTTTCGCGATGTGTTTAAAGCAGCTTTAGAAGATTGCGAGTACTTTGATGCTTTGGTAATAGACCCTTACAATAGTTTAGCAACCTGCGAAGATATAAAAGGCAATAGCCACGAGCGAGATTATGCAGTAGCTTCTGAGTTTAGAATGTTTTGTCAAATGCACAATAAAACTATTTACTTACTTGCTCATGGTAATACAGAAGCGTTAAGAAAGACATACCACAAAGGACATGATTTTGCATCTCATCCCATGCCTTTAATGGCGAGTGATATTGAGGGTGGCGGTAAGTGGGTAAATCGTGCATCGGACATGATTATAATTCACAGATTGACTCAGCATGAAAGCGAATGGATGAAAACAGAGGTACACGTACGCAAAATTAAAGAAGTAGAAACTGGAGGAACGCCAACCTTTAT